AACCATAGGAAATCGATTCATTGAGCAAGAGTTTATTGACCATTATTTAGTGTTTAGCTGTTAATCAAAAGTAATCACGAAAGGTTTTCCTTCCGGGCAACCTCTTATATATGGATGATTTCTCCGATTTAATAATAATTTTTTTTGATTTTCTATCTGTAATTTTTGCCTATTTGATATTTTTATTTCGATTTTAGGCTTAACACGTGAATCCAAATTTAATTTTTCGATAGCTTTCCTAACCGAGCTTATATCCCCGAATTGTGCGATATAGATTGCGCTTTGTATAAGATGGTCAAAATCAAGGAAATGTGGTCGAACTTCATAATACCCTTCCCGGCAGTAGATTGTGATTAACTTCGCAATTGTTATAACCTTCTTTTTCTCACGAACAGAAAGATTTAGATTTTCACAAGGGCCTTCAAGATATTCTAATAATTCTTTTTTATTATGAACATTAAAATATTCACGTTCAGGTAATATTTCTTTTAATTTATTAATTTCACTCCAAATTTTTTTTTGTAATGTCGGCTTACTGATAGAATATAAATTATGAATTTTTAATTCAAATATATGACATATTAAAATTAAATCATCTTTCGAATGAGTATAATGGATCATATATTATAAAAAATAAATTAATTTTTTTATTTTACACCTTTAAATTTCCAAAGATATTCCTTGACCGCTAACAACAATACGTCTTATATGGCCGCAAAAGCAATGCCACAATTTATCTTTTGAAGGAGCTGTACTTTCGAGATATTCGACTTGTAAATTGAAATCTTTTCCGCGGGAATCATAAATTCCGTTTCCGAGCGTAAATGCTCTTCCGATAAAAAAGTTCTCTTGCCATTTTTCAAACGATAAGGCATCTATCCCACAAACATGAAGAGCCTTTTCTTGTTCAATAAAAACTTGCTGATTGATTGCCTGATTTACACCGTTTGCACTCTGTCGGGAAAGAGGAACTTTTCTATTAGGATTTAATTGCCCATCATATACGAACTGATATTCACTCGCGTGGTCTGCTATTCCTACAAGACCACTTCTCGTGCTATTCTGAACACCACCACCACCATCACCACTATCAGACTTAATAGAATTTATTTGATATGTGGCATCACATGCAAGAGCCTGTTTATTCGTATAGACTGTCGCATCTGTTGGAATACATAAAACTCCTTTACATCTAGAATTCATAAGAGGGAGACGTATATTAACTACGCGATCAGAACTCTGCTGAGAATATTTATAATTTGTAAATGATAAGAAATCATAATTCATGACACCACCAGATTGTAAAGATGACATTAATTTACTTGTATATCCGTCAGGCATTGTTACTTGCTGAACAATTAACTCGACATTATTTATCGTAGCAGTTGGAATATATGTAGCAGCATCAAGAACACTTCTTGAATAGAGGGCAACATCTGCCCTCGCTGCAATAGTCTGAGCATTTGCATTTAATCTCTCAGCAAAATGTAATTTTACTAATCCATTATCAGCACCAGTGCCACCATCTCCAACAGTTGCGCTTGCTACTTGTTCAATAGCAGTAATTGTAAATTCAGCATCAGCTCCATAATCAAGACCAGTTCCAGATGAAAAATCAAAGAATGAAACCTTCTCCCCCACCACAAATGGACATGTACCAACAGATACAACACCATTTGCTCTTTGTAAATAAATAGAAGAAGCACTTGCATTTTGAGCCCAGCCAGTAGCACCACTATTACTTCCATTCAAAGAATGGAAAAGAGGATTATGTGTTAATCTTCTATCTTTTAACACGGTTTCTAAACATCTTACAGATTTTGCTGCGTCCTCTAAAATTATTTCGATACGAAGACCATCGGTCATCATCAAAGGAAAGATTTTATCATTTTGGAAAATTCCTGTTGGAAGCTTAATTAATCCTTTAACAGTTTGATAATCAGCATTCTTAAATGTAGTGCTCTGGGAAACATTAACTGCTGTCTCATCCTTTGGATAATAAGAATTCGATGTAATGTTATTCATATTAGTATCAGTGCAGCCACGAGTACAACGTGTATCAACAGCTCGATACTGTGTGCCTTCTGTCAAAGCCCTCTTCGCTTTGATATTGTCATTAGAATTATAATCATATCTTAATGCAGTAAGAACATTTGCATTCTGAATTTCTTCCAATAAAACATTTGACGCCCCACCGGAACTAATCCTAATATCCCGTATTAAAACGTTAATTCCGATGTCACCATCTAATTGAAGACGTGTCATCGCACCAGCAGAATCGGAAGGACATTGTACTTTCACATCCATTCTTAAATATGTTTCTGATGGCATCATGAAACCTGTGCTTGCAGGTATCACAAAGTTAATCTTTTGACCTAATGAATATTCTAATCCATTCTCGGCTTGAATTGATATTTTCTTTTGACCAACTGGTATTAAATCTCTTGCTTCCCAAAAACTCATTTTTATATATTTAATATAAAAAAATTTAAAAATAAAAATTACAAAATTTAAAGAAAAATTAAAATGTAGCATAAGAAGTATTTGCTTGTAAATGATTATTTTGTGAAGCAACTTGTCCCAACGCTTGGAATGTAGGTGCAACCTTTGTCTGTAATGGTGCGAGTTCTTGTGTCTCATTATTAGGATCGGTTACTGTTGCCTTCTTAACATCTTCTTCGTGTTCTCCAATTGTTGAAGCAATTGTTCCTGCAAGTGATAATAAACCTCCTGTTGCTTCGATCAAAGGATTAACTGTTCCAACAACATCGAACACAGTTCCAAGAGCCGTTAATCTATCTCCCCAATCTTCTGCACTATTGGCTTCTTGGAATTTTCCTCCTTGTTTGAAATAATCATAAATATCAAGCCCTCCCATTACATTTGCTCCAATCTTTGTTGCTGTCTTAACACCTGCACTTTCAGAAAATTCTTTTAATGATTGATAAAGATTTCCACCACCCTCTGGTGCAGTAGGCGTGGGAACAGGTGGTTTATCTGCTCCTGTTTCAGTTACTGATGGAGCTAGTGGTCCTTTCGGCTCACCAGCAGCAGCAGGAGCAAGAGGTCCTTTCGGTTCAGCAGCAGGAGCAGGAGCAGCAGCAGGAGTAGGAGCAGGAGCAGGAGCAGTAGGAGCTGGTGCTGGTTCAGGAGCAAGTGTTGGTGCTGGTGTTGGTCTTGAAGGCGGTGCTCCTCTTCCAGTTACAGGTGGTTGTCCAGCAGGAGGAGGAGGAGGAGCTCCAACAGGTGGTAGTAATCTTTGATTTCTTGCTTCCAATAATTGTGCTGAATTCATCCGTGCTTCCTTGGGAACTTTGGATGGGTCTATGGTATTATTAATTTGTGCTTCTCTGAAATCAGACCTTTGTAAATCTGTTAATGGTTGTTCTGTCCCAGTAGTCCCAGCACTTGTATCAGCAACAGATACTTGTGTTGGTTGTGGGGGTGCTCTTGGGTCAGGAGCAGCTTCACCAACAGCACTGGGTTGCCCAGCAGGACGACTTGGTATTTTTCCTTCTGCTTGCTGTTGTCTTAAATCAGAAAGTGATGTGGCTCCTAATTGTTGTAATTGTTCAGAACTAGGCTGATTTAAATATACACGGTCTTGAACAAATCCTGAATCACTATCTATTACTCGATGTAATTGTGAATTTGGATTATTTTTCTTAAATTGACTAGCATCGAACAAATCTAATTTATTAGAAAAGACATCTGGGTCATTAACCTCCGGATTTAAAAATGAATTTCCTACATGGTCTAAATGTCTGTATTGATTTCCAAAATTATCTTCTTGAACCAATTGACTTCCTCGTGCTCTGTTTAATTTAAAATCAATTTCATTTCCACGAACAGATGGTGGTTGTCTTTGAGCTACTGGTCTAGCTCGTTCCAATTGCTGTTGTATCTGTTGTTGTCTTTGTGCAACTAAACCACCTTCGGGTGCGCGAGTAATATTTAATGTACGACTTTCTAAATCATTCGCAGCAGGAACTGGGTTTTCATCAGGTTTAACAGGTGCTCCTTGACCATCACCGGCATCTGCTCCTGCTACATTTGTATTTAATACTCTTGATACACGGGGGTCAGCAGCAACTTCAGCACCTGATGGAATAAGTCCTCCAAGCGGTGGCACGGCATCAGCAAGTTGTCCTATATTTTTTACAGCACTTTGATAGACAGTATCTCGTGCAGCTGCTAATGCACCACTAACATCTGTGGCTTGGGACATAGCATCTTTAACATCTCCACCTAATGCAAGAATTCCATGACCAAGTTTTCCCCCATCATCGAGGACTTTACGAGCTTTATCAAGACCTTTTCCAGGAAGACCACCAATTGCATAAAAAACAGGATTTGCTTCACGTCCTCTTTCAAATTGTTTTGCCATAAATTCTCCCATCGTATCACTTTCTTGAAAATCCTTGAATGCATTTTTAAAATGTGTTGAAGAAAAACCGGTCATAATTGCACTCCCTAAATCCTCGGCTCCATACAAATAATCATCTTGCGTCTCTTGACTATCATCCTTATCTAATCTATCTTGATAATAATTGATAATATCATCTCTTGCTTGATTAATTTGTTCATTATATAATTGAGTTTGTTGCGTCATCATATTACCTTGCGATAATGCAGCATTAATATTGTATAAGTCCATTTTATTTTAATTCAATATTTTTATTTTTTTCTTCAAATAAATCAAATTTTATACCTTTTAAGGGAACCATAGCCTTTTCACCTACAGCAATCACTTCATCAAAATTTTTATACATAATTGGAGGGTTGGATTGAAGGTCAAGGTGAATAAAATTATATCTATCCGGTGTAGCATATTGATATAATTTTAAAAATTGGTCTGCTCCCCCAAATAAATCACCATACTCTTCACTCACTTTACCTAATTCCTTTCTGTTTGGAAATGGAGAACCAACGATTACATTCGTGGCGTTCTGTCTAATGATAGGTGAAACAGCCCTGAAATTTTGTGATGAAAAAATTAATAATCTTATACCATAATGACGAAATCGCGATGCAAGATGATTGACCATGGCCTCCCTTTTAATTGACCCGAGACAATCATCGATTACGATACAACACTGTGGCTGGTCTTCTTTATCAAATTTCTTTTGATAATCAATAATATCCTTAACAGTTTTATCATCATAACTATCATATACGTCAAATGCTTCTCGTAAGAAACGTGATGTAATATCATTTGCTATTGTGTTTGAAATAACATAAGTATCATCAAAATTAGTTTGCGCATCATAAAAATCTGTATTTAATAGGAGGTTACTTATGATTGTGGACTTGCCACATTTGATCGGGGCAATAAGGAGAAGACAAGCACCACCTCCATAGCCACTTATCTTAGGTAAATGAGGATGTATATTTTCAAATCGTTTATCTTGTTCAGTTGGATCTTTGACTGGAATAATCTTTGGTCCTTCCATATTTATATTATTAGATATTATTTTTTGAAATATAATCCTTATGTTTCTTTGTTTTGAAATGTCTTGATTTTGAACAATATGTATATTTACCACCACACTCACATTGAATTTTTTGTTTTAATTTTTTTTCATTTTTCTTTTGATATTCAGATTGTCGTAATAAAATTTTTTGTTTATATTTTTGATATTTTAATCTTCCCCTTTCTCTTTCATCTTCTATTGTCTTATAACTTCTTTGAAGATTAATACAATCAAATTGTTCCATCCATTCTTGTTCTCTTTGTTCTAATTCTCTCTTACACATACAAGGGTACAGTTCCAATAAAATAATTTCATAATCTCCATTATCAATTATTCTTTTTGATATACATTTACTCTGTTTGCAACAATGTTCCCATAATCTTTCTTTTAATGTATTAATTGTTGAACCAATATAAATTAAATCTTCTTTCTTACAAACCAGTTTATATATTTTACCATTAAGATATTTGTAATCTATTTGTGATTCCATTTTTTACACAAATAAAATTATTGATAAAATTTTAAATAAAAATCAAATTTATTAACATATATGTCAATGAAAGAATTTACAATCACTGAATTATCAGGATTAATAACAGTATCGGCTGGGGCAATCGCAACGATATTATTTGCTCTTCAAAAATCTAGATGTACGCATATTCGATGTTGTGGGATACAATGTATAAGAGATACAAAAAATCAAAATAAAGAAAATGAAAATGAACAACCAATTGATAATAATCCTTAATTATTTTTTTAAAATCATTTGATATTCATGAATTAATGGTTTATAATTATTTTCTTGTAAATATGGAATTGAATATTTCCCTTTACCAATAGAACCTTCGGGACAATCATCAATAAATATAATTCCATCATCATTCATTAATTCATTTTCAATTACTATTTTGGCATCTTGTAAATGAACTTGACATGCTTCTTCACCACTTTCAAGATGATCCATATATAATAAATCGATTTTACCTTTAAAATTATTCAAAAAATCTGATGATTTCATTTGTAAAATTTTTACATGATTATTATTACCAATCATAGTTTTAACAACGTGAATTGCATTCGGATTTGGGTCAATTGTGTAAATAATAAAATTTTTTCCTTGTAAATTATCAACAAATAATTTTGTGAAACATCCATCACTCCAAGCCCACTTTTCAGGATTATATGGAAACCAATCATTTAAATCGGATGATATACCCCAACTCTTGAAACTTCTTGTTGTTCCAAGCTCAACAATTATAAGATTATTTTTATCTTTGATACAATCCCAAGCTTTTTTGAAAGTATTTTTTCTTTGATATAAATATTTTTCATATTTCATTTTATTTAAATCTTTTATTTTTATTCTTAATTTTTTTCTTACAAATTATATAGCCATCGTGATCCAAATCATTATCAATATTTTTTGTTTTAATTAATGTTAAGATTGAAAATAAAAATGCAGCATGTTCATCTTCTGTGGTTTTTTTTTTATTAATAAATCTTTTTTCATAAAATATTTCAGAATTAAATTTTGATTGAAAAATTATTTCATCTAATTTTTTTCCATTTTTCATTTCTGATATGATAAATTGATTTGTATATTTTTCTAAACCTTTTTCAATTTCCCAAGGTTTTAAATCTTCTGTTATTGGAATAGATGATAATATTTGTCCATTATAAAAGAATGGAACAGTTCCATATTTTCCTGATATTGTTTTCATCCAAAAAGTATTAATTTTTTTTTTCTAAATTTTATTTCTAAATAATTTTTAAATAAAATGTCTTCACGTCAGAATCTAAATATTTCACCAATTAATCAGACTGCTGACCGTCTCCAATCGTATAAATCAGGAAATCCTGTTATTCAATTTATTGTTGGTTCTCAAAATCGAGTTTTACTGGGTAATTCTGTTCGATTTGCTGGACAACTTCAAATTTTTACAAATGCGAATGAAGGAGTTCCTTCTGGGGGTACATTAAGAATGGATGAAGCCCTCGGAGCCTACTCGATTATTGACCAAATTGTCATTAAATCCCAGTCAGGTCAAATAATCGAACAAATAAGACATTATGGAAGGATGATGGCCTCCTATTTGCCAGTTACTTCATCATTAAATGATGGTCTGGGGCATTTAAATGAAACAACCCTTACAACTCCTGCTTATCAAGCACATAAGAATGGTGTTGTTGATATTCCATCTATGAAAAACACAGGAAATGCATTTTGTATCCCATTAGTGTGTGGGTTGTTTAACGGACAAAATCCAATTCCCCTTCAAATGGGTCTCGTTATTGAGGTTCATCTCGCACCTGATAGTAATGTATTATTTTCCTCGGATGGTACTACATCCATAAGTGACGCAAGATATCGTGTCAAAAATGCTGAACTCATAGCAGAGGTTGTTACTCCTGAACAGCCACTTCCCCCCACATCCACTTTTGAATATAATTCTATTTCCACTTTCTTTACAACATTTAACTCTGCAAATGCAGTTGTTAATTTCAATCTTGGATTATCAAGAGTTCTTGGTGTTTTTGGAAATATAATTACTGCATCAAAGATTAATAATACTTTGGAAAATGGATTATCATGTAATTTCCCTGTTAATTCTGATAGTGCCCAATCAAAAGCGAACATTCGTCAGTTATTCTTTACTCGCGGAGGTGAAAGATTTCCTTTGGAATATAACATTGATACATTACAGAAAGATAATTCTGATAATACTTCTGCCGATCCTCAAATTATTAGAAATTATTTGAATGCGATTAAACAGTTTTCAAAAATAGAAAGAACTTCGATTAATCCATTAAATACAAGATACACGAGTGGAAAACCTGCTGATGTAAATGTTAAGGTTGATGGAGGAAGTGTTGCTGGATTAGGAGTTGCATATGATGTCATATCGGGTCAGGGTATTAATTTTCAGGGTGTTAATTTTGGGTTGAATATGGATTGCGATCTCACCACCGATAACCCACAAGCTCTCTATTTATTTGTCCACTCTAAAAACACCTTGGTAATTGATGGAATGCAGGTTCAGGTTATGAGATAAAATTAAGTATTAGAAACGTGTTAATTTTTTTTTTTATTTTTTTTTATTTTTAGATATTAAAGATAATTAATGTCCCAAGTAAATTCAGCTCCGATGATGCAAGGACCTCCCCCAAGCACTAATGTCCCTGACCTTGTGAGAATTGGTATGATTCCCACAAATCAGTTTATAAATATAGAAACAGATGTGTTAGACCCGGTCATTCATAGTGATACATTCTGTCGATTTCAGTTTCAGAACAAAGGTATTCTTCATAGTCATTCTAAAATTGTTTTACGAATGGCAACTGATGCTAATGAGGCATTTTTTCCATTAAATATTGGTGTTCATTCATTAATTCAGAGATGTGCTTTACGCGTTGGTACAAAAACAATTTGTGAAATTGATGATTTCAATCATTATGTTGGTTATAAATCAATGTTTTTATCGAATGAAAATCAAAAATATCGAGAACAGTATGTGAGTGGTCGAATGATTGCTCATAAACCGTATTATAATGATGGTGTGGCTAATGGTTCAGGAAGTTCTCAGACCGAAGCACCAAAAGTTGGAATAGATATTGGTGTTGCTCCGAAAGCAACTGCCTCCCAAGTTATGGAAACTGTTGGTAATGTTTCATTAAGAACATTTCAAAAAGTCAATTCTGCTTATGGTCAGGAATTCCAAGTGGCTTTAAGCGACCTATTTCCTTTCCTTTACACGAACCAGCTTCCTTTATATATGATGAGAGAACCTGTAACTGTTGAATTAACATTTTCTCCGGCACTTCGTGAAAGATTAGTTGCTCCTAGTAATTTAGGAGATAGTTACACTATTGACACTACTGCTACACAGCTTATTGCTGATTATCAGTACTTCCCTAATGAACTTATGCAGCAATATGCAGTTCAAAATAATGATTTATCTATGACATATATGGATTACAGATTATCAAAAAGAACTATTACAATCACATCGGCATCCGGAGCTAATGCTGCAAGTGGTGAAAAGATAATTAATGTTGGTGGTGCAGGACGTATCGCAACGAAAGTTATTACTATGTTGTCTCGTCAAAATCAAAAGGATAATGCACTTCTTAATAATTATCATGCTTTTGGATGCGATCGTACTTATGGGACATCATCAAGTGTCGATACTAACGGAACACTAACATCTAATTTGAAATATAATGATAATTTGTTATATCCTGTTGATATTACGAATCCAGCTGTTCAATTTCATAATGTTGTTCAAAGTGAGGGTATGGTTCCTTTTGTTACTCGTGAGGAATATTCTTTCCAAGGAGACACCACGACAGCTGTATCGGTTGAAGCAATAGCACAAAATGATAATACTCATGGAGACACGGCCACAGCTCAGCAAGGTCTTGTTAATCAGTTCTTCTATCAAGCTTACAAATTAAATAGAAATGAAAGAACTAATCAAAGAGGAATTGAGATTATTGTTAATTATAATCCTCTCAAAAATTTAGGAGACGGAGCCACTGACAATTATACATTAAGATCGTATGTAGAATTGGTTAAGGTGGCAAGATTAAATAATGGTCTTCTCGAATCTTTCTACGCCTAGTCAAATTAAATATAATATTTTTTTTTATCAATAAATATATAATGAATACTTATGTCGATACAACTCTTGTAGAATGTAATAGAAAATCTAGTCCTCAATATTTAGGTGGAAATAATGCAAATCCTCACATTTGGCAGAATAAATGTGGAGATGGAATAACATTAAATATTGGTGATAAAATTTCTGTACATTCTTCATATATATCTGAAATTGGAAATGAATCAGCAACAATTGAATTTTTAGGAAAATCTTATGATTACATTCATAATGCTTCAAATGTGACATATGTAAAAACAACAAATGACGAACAATTTGGGAATGTTTTATATGAGTTTTCTGCATCAGATGTTGAAATTCCTTTGAAAGATAATGAAATGACATTAACTCATTCGTATTATAAGACAACAAATGCGGATAGTTATTATTTCTCACTTCCAAGAGGTGGAACTTGGAATGATAATTATAATTATATAGATGGAGCAAAAATATGGCTTGAAACGAATACAAAACTAAATGGTTCATTACTCCAAGCAACAACAACATATTATCAGCCTGATTATAATACAATTTATTATTACGCTAATTCAAATGGGGAACGAATAGTAAATGGAAGTGCCTCGCCACCTGATGCTAAACGATTTGAAGTTGTAAATGATGGTTCAAGATATACTTTGTTCGTTCAGAAGAACATTTATAATTATGTGAATGCGTCTTTTGGATTAGACCAAAGGAGAGACCCGGCATTATATGATTATATATGGTATAAGAAAACTAACACTTATCAATTACCAATTGGATTTAATTCTCCTGCAAATATAGGTTCGATATTAACAACTAAATTAAGTGAAGTCGTTGAAATTGAGAATCAAACATTATATGACGAAAGTGCTTCATTAACAAATGCTCCTGATAAGCAATGGCGTATCGCCTTAAAAGCAAAAACAAAAACTAATGAAACATTTCCCTGTGCTACGGGCTGGGGAACTGGTTCTTATGTATCTGCTAATTTTCATAGTTATAATGATGGACTAGTTAATGTTACGTCGACCTACACAGGCGATCCAAGTGGTGTTAATGGATTACAAGTTACTGAGGCAAGTTTTAATGCTGTTCGTTTTGGAATGAAATTAACAAATGACCGTCCAAATTTATCTGCAAGTTTTGTTGGTGCTATCATAATTGGAAAACACGCATTTCCTGGTATTGACCCTGGCGATCCAACTATATATAGAATTTATTTTGATAGAACAATTGACCAATCAGATAATGCCAACGACCATGTTTATAAATTTGAAAGAACAGAATTGTATTATCAATATCAGTCCTCTTATTCAACGATTGGAGTAAAAAGACCTGAATTATTCGAATATGGAAGAAAAATTAATATTGATACAACAAATGCAATCGATGGAAGTATGATCGTCTATGCTGGTGCTGGTGCTTCTGGAACAAATCACGGAACATATTATCATCCAATTTCAAGTGCGAGTAATGCTAATCCTAATGTATTAACAACAAATTGGGCATGGACTGATGATAATTTAACATTGTTAAAAGATTATTTTTCCCAACAAAAATTATATCCTGAAATATTTAGATATGTGGATATGTCACCTGTACAACAGTCTTTTATTTCTGGTTCATTAACAGACCAAGAAAAACAAGATAATATTAATATTTCAAAAACACGATTTTTACATATGAATGATGAGAATTTATATACAACTCTTGCATATCATTTGACTGGTGGTGCTATTGGTACAAATTCCATGATTGTGACTGGTTCATTTTCATCAGATAATTTAAAAAAAGGAATGTTTTTGACAGGAAATGCTAGTGGTCTTACAACAGGAACAATTATAACAAATGTATCTGGATTATCTGCAAGTCTTGCTACACTAACGTTGAGCAACAATTTTACATCAACCGCATCTGGGGCATATGTTTTCACTCAAAGAAAATTAGGAAATGATTATTATAATAATGCTAGTGGAACTAATGGTGAGGAGATTGTTGCATCAGATGTTACATTAGATGCTCCTGCATTATTTTTTGATTTTAATCCTGAACGTGAGAATGAAAATAATGGATTTGGAACTCGTTATGATGATTTGAGATATGGATTTGGTGTTCGAATTAAATATAACTCATCATATTATATTGGATTTAGATTTGATACAAATGTTGGTGGAATGTCAAAGGAGTGGTTTAATGCTTCTGGGATAATGAATAACACAGTAACATTAAAATCAATTGGATTCGATTCCCATTTTAGTTCATATGGAAATGCATTTATTAATTTATCAAATGGAATTGCCGGAGCATTTGGTTCTATTTATAATGGTTCAGCGACTAGTATTGGTTCAACACAACCAGAATATTTTCAAACATATCTTGAAAGGACTACTCGCGAAGGTTATGATAATGCGAGTAATTCAACAATTCCAATAGAACCTACACAATTTAGATTAACAAAGGCTATGAATGAAATTTACATTGGAGCGAATAATCCAATATTAGAATTCGATGGTATTACATCTCGATTTCAATTTAGATTATTACATACACCTGAAACAATCCAACAGCCAACAGGATTAAACGTTCAATCGGCTGCAGTAGGAGTTAATGTTTATAAATTAAATAAGGTTATTAATCAAAATAATTATTCTCCAAGTTTTACTCCGTATAGTTATAATTTTGTTGGTAGTGAGATTTTATTAGACCCAAATATTGCTCCCTATTCAATCATGGATGCACATTCTGGAATTTTTATTGAAGATTTCGGGGTTGATGAAGATAATTGGAAAAATAGTGTTTGGGAACTTCTTGGATTTACTTATGAACAATTACATAAAACATTTGATACGCGTTTAGATCGTATTACATCTGCTGGTTTAAGGTCAAGTGTAGCAACAACAAATGCATTACTTGAAAGTTCTCAGTTGGCTCAATATAGAAGAGATAAAAGTAAACTTGTAATTTTTGACCCTGTCGGAAATAATTATCCTTTATACAAGGTGACTCAGGCTGATTTCTATGCAGAAGACACTGTTAATAAATTTTATATTAATCCAGATTATAGTGCTCTTGGTGGTTTAAATGTATTTAGTGAAATATCACAAAATTGCTCCTCCACAACTATTCGAGCCGAAAATTTACCCAGAAAAATGATTACACCATTTTATACGATTCGAAGTGATTTATTATCAAGTGGTTATATTGGAGGAAGAGAAGGAAATTCTTCATTGCCAATTATTGCAATTTGCTCAAAAGATAATGGATACGGAGATTATTACACCGGAGCTGATGGTGAGCAATTCACAAATACAATTCCAAGAACAATTCAAAATATCACAACAACAATCACAAATCCCGATGGAAGTCCAGCGAGGGTTGATGATGGTTCCTGTGTGATATATAGAATTCAAAGAAGTGTCCAAGATAATTCACAATTATACCAACAAATTCTTATGCAACAGCAGCAGCAGCAACAAAAAAAATAATGTTATAAAAATATTAAAAATTTATTTCATAATATCAGCATGTGCCTTCTTGACTGACATCCCCTTCCTCATTCGTGCCATAAGACGCATGCGATGACTTCTCTGTTCAGATAATGACATCCCACCTTTCTTCATTTTTTGCATGTGATTGTTTAAATCTAATTTTTGCTGGTCTGTCATCTTAACACCCTCTCGTTTTTTCTTTTCAGGTTTTTCGGTTTCTTTTGGAACAGGAGATGTAGATTCTGATTTATTGGACATTTATTAAAATAAATATTTTTTTTAATAAATAAAAACTTATTTTCTAAATTGCTTCAAATCTTCTAAAAATTTAATGACATTTTCAAGATTTAGATCCTTTTCAACATATTGAATTTCCTTTTCTTTTTCTCTCTTGCATTTTTCTAATATTAAATCAACAATCCACCACATATTTTAATAATTTCATAGAAAAAATATATGAAATCATAACAAATGGAAGAAAGTGAAGAAGAAGAAGATAAAATTAAAAAATTACAAATAGAAAATAAGGAGTTAAGTAAAAAATTCGTTAATTTAAATCAAAAATATAATGAATGTTTAGACCAAATTAACACTTTGTTAAATATAATTAAATTAAGAGATAAAGAATTATCATTAATTAAGAATTATTAATCATTAAAAATACGAATTTATACCATAATATTTCATTTAAATTTTTGTGAAATTTTTGATATCTTTTTCCGAATATATTTTTACGAAATTGAAATCCATTTTGATACGGTGAAATATTTTTTAAACCTGATGTATTATCTTTTCTTAATTTTTTATAATTATTTAAATTTTCCTGTTGTGTAGTCCATCGGAGATTATTTACATGATTATTTAATTTATCTCCATCTATATGATCTATACAATCTTTTCCTTCAACTAATGGAAGATAATGTAATCCCACTAATCTGTGATTTTTAAATGATTTCGGTTTTCCATTTTGATGTAAAATTACAAGATAATAACCATCGCTATTTTTTCCAGGTTTCAAGAATTTATTTCTTTTTTTAGAAAATACACGACCATCATCATAAACAAGATAATTAGGATAATCTTGTATTTCCATTTAACATAAATATATCAATTAATCAAATTTTAAATATTTTTTTCCATAAATTGATTGCTGAGTGACGAACGAGTGTCCGCGGGAATTCGAGAACTCCTCCAATTTCTCCTTGAAAAATTTAATCCTTTCACTATCTTCATCGTCTAAAGCATTTTTATATTTTTCCGTAAGATCATGAATTAATATCTTATAAATCATTGTTGAAGATATATTTTTTCCGAGATGTTTGTTAGAATATTTAATCATTAATTGAGATAATGTATTATTATTCATATCTTGACCAGAGGATAATTTAAACAAAGGACCATCGCTTCCATTCATTTTTCTTTGAATATCAAGACATCTAATTAATGTGCGATCCTTAATCTCAGCACGTTTAATCCCGTAGATTTGATATGTTTTATAATCTGCGATATGTAGAAAATATTTCTTCGGTCTCCCCTTAAAAACAATATAGTTCTTATGCCATTCCATACTATTTTCCTGTATTTTTTCAAACTTTTTCATAGGAATCATGTGAAGTGTTGAATATTCATTCCGACTTGGATGATTAACTAACAAATGTAATATTAATCTTAAATTCAAATAATCGATCGCAGGGAAATCTAATTTATTTTCATAACCATGTTTAATTATAATATTATTAATTAATTCCATATATCCTAATAATTGATTCGAATTGATGTAATTTTCCTTTTGATTATCTAAAAATATTCCTTTTGCTTGGTTATTTTTGTAGATGTCCAAAGTAATACTATGTTCTTTCTGTAGTTTGTCTATCAAATCTAGATTTCCGGATTTCATTAAATGATATTCGATTAATGCTGTAAGGTTATTTGACCTCGTAGTAGCTTTATAGGATGATAAATAGTCCATTATCGAGTCGAAATCATCGATATTTACGCCACTTTTTATTAATTTATTTATCCTTTGTGCATATTGTTTATTCGTGGAGATAGACCTGTTAGGCTTGTATTTTACAAAATCATCGATTAATTCTTCCATCTTCTAAAAATTAATTATATAATTTAATGTAGAAATTAATTTTAAATATTATGAAATTAATTCTGTGTAAAAGGAAACGTCATTTGTGTAACAAAAAAGGCCATTTGTGTAAGGACATTAAAGGAAAAAGTAATCGAACATAAAGGAAATAGTAATTCAATTAAAGGAAAATGTAAGCGATTAAATGAAATAACCCAAAAAACATAAAATATTGAAATTTGTAAATTCTATAATAAAAAAAAAAAAAATTATAAATTATAAATTATAAAATATGTATTTCATAAATTAAAATATATTTTTTTTTTATAGAATTGTTTTGAGAAACTATATTTTTTTCAATTTTTTTGTAAAGGAAAAACAAAGGGAAACAAAAGGAAATTAAAGGGAACAAAAGGAAAATTAAAGGAAAATTGATTACTCATTCCCTTTATAGCGATTACACAAATGGCCATTTTTCTTACTCATTTCAAAATTTTCCTTTTAGTTCCCTTTAATGAAATAACCCATTTTCAAAATTTTATTCAATTTTCCTTTTGTTGAAAAACTCAATTTTTCATTTTTAGGGGGATGGGGGTGGCCATGCAATTTATATGTCCCCCTTTAACTCAAATTATTTAAAAATATCTCAATAATAGGTTATTAATGAATAGTAGTGTGAAGAATGTTGATATGTTTGATGCTGACGAATGGAACTTTGTATTGAATAAAATACTTTTACATTATAAAGATGGGAAGGCTAGGTACATTCCAGAAAAATCATCACAGGATGAAAAATATCGGAATGCGAAGAAGAATTGTAAGAAGGCAATTGTTGAAGCGATGACGAATGCGGCTGGTAAAGATTTTCACAAGGTAGCTTATAGTCTTTTGTTGGAGTACGCGCAATTACAAGATACAGGTTATCAAAGTACAATCATTGAAAGGTTAGTGAAGGAAAAGGATGAATTAATTAGAAAATTAAAAAAATTAAATCAGCAACCAAATAATGTTGAAAATCTCGCAGAGGCACTTGCGATGAATAAAATGGACGAATGGAAGAAACATTATATTTGTCAAAATGAAGATGTAAATAAATTAAAACAATTAATCAAAGATTTACATTCAAAGATTAGTTCGAAGAATGATATTATTAATGATCAAAATCAAGCATACAAGGAATTAGAAGAAAAATTCCAACAATTCAAAACTTCATCTGCTTTTGAGATGGCTGAGACTGTACTTGCAAAAGAAGATAAAGGAAAAATCGGAGAATTGAAAAATGAAATTAAAAAATTAAAGGAACAACATAAGGAAGAAATAAAGGAATTAAAATCCAAGGGTTCTTCTTGTGATGATAAAAAATTAAAATTAATGTTAATTGAATTACAAAAAAAAAATAATGAATTACAAGATGAAATATTACATTTAAAATTAGACATGTGAATGTTTCGTCCCTTTATTATTTCTTATCTTTCTGAATCGTGGCCTTTTTGGGTTTATCAAAGACATCACGTTCTCGAACACGTTTTGCCTTTTCAACATCTTCTTTTATATTAAATTGTATGTTTCCAAAACCAACAACTGGTTTTAATTCTTTATTCTTTGTTTTTTTACCTTTTGGGATTTTTAAATACGGCATATTAAAATATATCAATATTTAATTTTTATTTTTTTTTGTTAATCAATAATAAATGAGCTTAATTGTAACATCTTCTTCAAAAGACCCAAGTAATGTTCAATCGCAAGGATTTGGTCTTCAAGCACCATTTTCTTATCAGAACACATTTCGATCGCCACTTCACATTAAACCAAATTCAGAGGTTGCTGTTCAATCAGTTAGATGTAATCGTCAAGGATATTCATTTAATCATGATAGTTATTTTTGTGTTTATTGGGGACAAGAATTAACAGATGAAGAAAGCATCAAGGCAGACGCAGTAACTAATCAGCCATTATATGTTAAGATTGAGGCTGGTTCATATACATCTGATGAATTTAGAGACCAATTAGAAATAGGTCTTACAAATACATTGAAAAAGGCATATCCTAATATTATTGGTGTAAATGTTCAATTAAATGAAGATGCTGGATTTACATTTACATTAACACAAATTGGAGGAAAAACTGAAAATTTACCACCTGATAATAAATGGATTAAGGTTGTAAGTGATAATACAAGAGATCCTGATGGAGACCCACTTGATGATACTTATACTGAGACAGGAGATTTTACAGCAGTTAGTCAAGTGATTACTGCATCTGCATCGGATGCTTATGTTATTAATACTCAATATCCAATATCAAATTGTAGTGGTGAATTATCAGTCGATCCTCGAAATGCAAGTAATGGTGGATGGAAGATTGGATTAACAAGAAATTTGTATGACCCCAAAGAAGGTTCTGGAACATATACCATAGCTCCAAGAGGGTTCGTTTATCAAAATTCAGATCAAGGTTGTGATGGACAAAATGATTTCTTTGATTTTGTTGCTGTGTGGAGAGTGGGACAAGATTTAGAGGTTTTCCAGTATGTTGCTGATTATCAAGCGGATGAAAATAATCAAAATAATGTTGGTGCTATGAGAGAATTAACACCTGTCACAACAATTACAAATGCCAGTCTTGTTGCTGGGGATTATGATCGTATAAAATTTGAATTTGAAAATGAAGATGTTAAACTTCAAGTGAGAAATGCATCAGGAACATGGATTAATGTTATTAATTCTGCGAGTGGAACGGGAGCAGACCAATTATTTAAACCAATTGGTCTTACAACCCAAGCATTATATCCAAAAATATTTATTAAAAATCAAAATGATAATGTGGAAGTCACTACATATGATGGAATTAATAATGCTGGAAATGTTTTTAATTTTTATGAAAACAAATATTTTGGATTACCAACAACAGGAGAGGCAAATAAAGTCTTATTTAACTGTGATACTAATGATGCCTTCAAATTAGATGCAGATGGTGATTTTGACCCTACTTATACGAGATTAAAATTAAATGCATCAAATGGTCAGAATTATAAATATGTTTTAATATTTGCTGAGGATCTTTCCTATAATACAATATTAGATGGTTATTTACATACTAGTTTGAGGAAAGCTCTTGGATTTAAAAATAATGTTAATACTCAAACAGATGTTCAAGATGCTGCATCAACTCCAAATAATATTATCATAAAATCACAAGAAACACCAAAGGAACTTGGTTCTGGTTCATTATTTGTTCGTGTTAATAATTTACCATTTAATTCATTAAACGGTGCAACAGAGAGTATTTCTCAAATGTTATATGCATGTCCAAGATTTGATACCAATGGTAATACAACAGGAGGTCTTTATTACGAGCCAGCAGAAAGAACTTATCTTGCACTTAATAATCCAAGTGAATATGTTCTTTCTGATATATCAGTTGATATTGTTGATATTAATGAGAGGGTTGCTGATGACCTTGAAGGGAACACAATTGTTACATTGCATATCAGACAAGCGAAAAAATAAATTAATTTGATTTTAATTTTCAATTTTAATTTCTATAAAAAAATACACAACTACAAAAATAAAAATCAAAAAAAATTTCTATAAAAATATAAAGAATAGATAAAAAATGAATGGAAAACAAGATTTTTTACCTGAGATTGAAGAACCACCTGTTGAGAATATTAATATGGTTATTAATGAAGTTCCCCCAGAGGTCGAAGATGATAAACCAGTTGATAAACCAATAGATAATGTTGATGAAAAACAAATAGAAGAGGAACCAGTTCCCGTAAAACCGAGGAAAAAGTTAGAACAACGTGAAATTTTCCGGCCACCCAAAGTTCAAGAAATCATATCAAGTACAACTGGGAAACCAAAGAGGAAGATGAGTGAGAAACAACTCGCTCATCTAGCTAAGATAAGAGAGAAAGGTCTGGAAACTAGGATGAGGAACAAAAAACTTCGAGAGGAAGGGAAAGCCGAAGAAATATCGAAGAAGGTTCAAAAGGAAAATGTTAGAATCCAAGAGAAAATCATAAAAGAAAAAGAGAAATTAACAAATCTTGAGATTGAAGATATAACAATTAATGCTATCAATAAATATGAAATGATTCGAAAAGCTCGCAAACAAAAGAAGCGCGAGGAACAAGAACGGGAACGCAAAGAGAAAGCCCATATGGAACATGTCAATCATCATCTGAACTCGGCAATTAATTCCCAACAAAGAACAACTGATATATGGGATTCCGTTCTTAGCGGAATGTGGAAATAAATTTGATTTTTATTTAAACACACGGACGCTATATAATAGTGTATATATAACCATGTTTTTCCTTCTTCCAGAGGAATTACAAAGAAAAATATCTCATATCGCACTCATGCAAGAATTAATTGAAATTACTGAGGAGTTTGAAAGTCCTACATGGTCGAATAATTATCAAAGATTAAGTGTTAGTGAATATTATGAAGAAAACTATTTTGAACTATTCGATAAGTTCATTGATTTCAATGATAATTATATTTTATTTTAATTTAAATTTATTCTTAAAATTTTTAATGTTTTCTGTTTTACTTGTTGAATCACCCCAAAGGATGTGTTTTGACAAGCTCCCAGCCGTATCAGGAACTGACCAATCTTCTCTTGCTTTGTGCCGTCCTATATAGCGATTTCTTTGTTCTTTATCCTTTGTTTTTGTATAATCATCCATCCCAGCACTTCCAAAATGAATAGTTTTTGTTTTTGTTTCATTATCTTTTGAAAATGTGGCCATTAATTTTTTTTTAGGATTTGTAGATTTTTTAATTACCACTCTATCATATTTCATTTATATTTAAATTTGAAATTTATTTAAACTTTTTTTGATTATATTATTTGTGATATGGAAATACAAGACTATCCTAATTATTTAATTTATAATGATGGTCGTGTATTTTCAAAAAAATCTAATATAGTTATCAAACAAGTTAAATTTGGTGATTATGAAAATATTAGTTTATTTAAAAATGGTAAACAAAAATTATTTAAACTTCATCGTTTAGTTGCTTTACATTATATTCCTAATCCTGAAAATAAATCAGATGTGGATCATATTGACGGAAATAAATTAAATAATCATTATACTAATTTGCGATGGACATCACATATTGAAAATATGAATAATTATCAAAGATTAAGTAAAAATAATACATCAGGTTTCAAGAATATTTGTTATCATAAAACATATAAAACATTTCAATTTTCAAAAAATATTTATGGTAAATCATTTACAAAAAAACACAAAAATTTAAATGAGCTTCTTTGGTATAAATTTGTCTTTTTACTTACTACCTAATACAATGTTCTTAGCAACCTGAAAATGTGGAAGCATCATCATTTGAGGATGTAATATAATTTCTGTTTTTCCTTGTAAAAATTTCTCTTTATCAATTGTATTTTCAGGATGACACACGCATATCATTAATTTTTCAATTGGAAGATTTGCTATGTTTTTTTCCCACATCCCGTCGATCATTTTACAACCTTCGCCTTGTGAATTTGTTTCATAACCTCCCATTTTTTTCCAATGTTTTTTGGTATAACAGAAGCTCGCTTCATGAAGCTGACGTAAGGCACTACATGATATCGCATAAAATTTTTCATTTTTTACATCATAGAAAAGCATTTGGTTCGACCCTGTTAATCCAACGCGTTGTTGTTTTAAATTCATAACAGAAAATTTAAGATAAGATGGAAACATGATGTCGTCACTATCCATGTTTATCATAATTTTATTATCTGCATTTTTTGATAAATAATTTCGTTTCTCTCCAATTTGCATAGGTTTATCCAGATAAGTATATTTAATGTGAATTCCTAAATCTTTTTGTAAAAAATTTATTTGTTCTTGATTTTCAAATAATTTTTTCCCCTTTTTACCATCTTTTGATTTACTATCCAATATCTCCCAAGTGATTAATTCTCTTGGATAATCAAAACAAGATATATTACAAATCATTAAATTTAAAAATTTATTGCGATCGAATATCGGGGTCAATAAAGAAATTGGTGGAATTTCCATTATAAATTAAAAGAACATATTAATTTCATCATCTGAACCATCTACTATCTTCTATTTTCTTTTTATTTTCAGTATATTTTTTAAGATATTCCATCATATATTTTATTTCTTTTACATCTTGTTTAAGATTATCTATATCTTCTTTTAAATTTCTGAGGATTGATTGATTAATTAAAACTTGATGTTGAGGTGTATGTTCTTCATTAACAATTGGCATCTTAACTGGTTGTTTTAATATTTTCATTTGATTTTAATTCATAATTTAATTTTATTTTATTTTTAAATGTTTCGAATATTGTTTTATTTTCTCTAAAAAATTTATATGATAACATATTCGAACCAAAAACATTATTACGATGCAACGCATCATCATTGAATCCATAATCCATAGGATTAATGTATTTTCTTCCATTTTTAATTGATTTTTTATTTTGATAAAAATTAGAGATTATACAATCATCTCCAAGAAAACATGATTTTAAAAATTGATTAATTAAATTATCATCGATTTTAAATTCAATTATTTTATAGAATTTGAAGAAATCAAAAATTTTATTATCGAAATCTTTTTGTTCAAAACATATTCCACCATATCCTTCCACCATCTCACAAGCTCCACAAACAATTTTATAATTATTATTTTTATCAAAATCAAATCCGGAGCCAGTTGTTAAACCATTATATTTATATTTTTCATCACATAACATATCTAATAAATCTTGGTGAAGAAATGTATCATCATCACAAATGATTAAATATTCAACATTAATATTTTTTTTTTTAATATATTCTACCCCTCCAATTAATTTTGTTGCTGGTCCGTAATCATAAGAAAAATTTAACACATATTTTTGATAAGAATATTTAGAATTAATTATTTTTAAAAAATGTAAGAAATCAGTTTGTAATTTAAAATTTGTATTTAATCTTTTATAATATCCACAAACATTAATAATTACTAATCTTGATTTAATATGATTGTCGTAATCATATATATATTTAATGAAATTATCTATTCGCGAAGGGATTAATGATAAACTCAGACAATATTTCATATTATTAAAATTGTTTTTTTTTTAAATTTTTTACTTGTGATTAAAATAATGGAGAAATTATTGAAAAAATTAGAAGATGAAATTATGAAATTCGACAAAGAGCATCTTTTAGAATTAATCGAAATTATAAGGGAGGAATTAGATGAGGACTGGGAACCTGATTCTGATTGGGAAGAACCTGAGGAAGAATATTTTATAGGGACTAGTCCCCATGAAGAAA